CGAGCGAGTAATGGGCCAGCCAGGTGGTCAATTCCGAAACGGGCAGCGCCTCGATTTCGGTAATCGTCTTATGCAGATCGATCGCTAACCTGATCACCAGTTGCTTGGTCTGGCTGACCCTTATCGTTTTTTTCAGCGGCCAATGCCCGCTCGTCCATCCTATTGAGGCGCTTAGCTATCGGCACCAGTCGGTCAAGCACCGACATGGGAAGGCTTTCCATCAGGGCTGGCACCTGCTCTTGGGTAGCGATCTGGTTGCCATCTTCATCCACCATGCAGCCGACCAGCAGAGACATCATCCATTGGTATGGGTCATCTGTCAGCGGCTGACCAGTTACCTGGTTGAAGTTGGCGGTCTGGAACTCCAGCAACTTGGCCACCGACATCTCGCGCACGATGATTTCGGCGTCTTCGCCCAGCTCAGGAACGGACACGTACTCATGATGAAACGACAACTTGTTGAGCAACAGAGCCGCTGTCACCGGTGTTTTTTTCTTTGCAGCCATTACGCACCTACCCCCACTTTGCCCCATTTGGTCTTGCCGTTCTGTTTGCACGGCACCACGAAATCAATGGACTTATCGCCCTGGGTTTCGTTGCGCAAGTACCCCAACAACACCACCTCGTATTCCGCCGTCACGTTGTCCGGCCAGATGTGTTGAATGATGACGATCTTGGTGGCCTGAGCCGCCGCAATAAACAGCTGCTGACCGGCATCGGTCGGGTAAGACATGCACTTGAATTCTTTCTCGGGGCCATCGTACATCCCAGCCATGGAGCGCTTGGCCGTGTCTTCCAGCGTGGTTTGATCCATCACTGGATTTTTCTCGCCGACTTGGCCAATGGCCAACATCCCAGGGAGGGGGGTGAAATCAGCATCGTCCTTGGTCTTGAATTTGGTTTGAGTACCTGCGGCCAGCACCCCATCTTGGGGCGTGTACTGATAGCGGGTTGCTGCGGTCATAACGCATTCCTTCTGTTTGTCGTTTGGATTTCGATGATGGATTGCTTGGTTGTCGTATCCAGCGAACTGGGTGAGTCTCGCGGCTCTGATACGGCAATGTATTGGAAATCGTCCGTCTGCTGACCATCCAGCTGGCGCACTCGCTCGCCGATGGCATCCCCCTCCAGGCGAGTGGCGGCCAATATCTCCAGCTGCCAGAAGTGCTGCTGGAGGCTCACCCCACCCTCAAGGGGGCGCAAGCCATCAGGAGAACTGACCAGGCTGTATGCGATGGCCGGGAGCGGCACCTCTTGCGGGATGTAGTCGGGATAAACAGGCACCTGGCTGGCGTCCTTTATCAGCTCGAAAATAGCGGAGCGCTTTATCATCTGATTGCCTTGTCGATAGCCGCGCCCAGGTGATCTTTCTGAACGTCCAGCACCTTCTCCACGTTCTCATCAAGACCGGGGCGCAAGAATGGGCCGGCAGGGATGCCGGGATGGATCAAGCTCTCTTGCCCTGGGCGACTGCGGCGCAGGTGCGCTCGCTTGTTAGCCTTGGCGGTGTCCTTGTGGCCCTTTAGGCTGGCACCACTGGCAAGGCTGTGCTCGCGGGTGCCATGCTCCAACCAGTACGCATAGACCGGGGCCTCCACGTATTTGCCAGCCGCCTGCTGCACCTTGTAGGACTTGAACACCCCGACAGAGGCAACCACATCGGCGAACACCGGGTTTCTTGGGATGGTGACGCGCAGCTTGATAGATTCACCCAACAGGCCGGTGTCGTGGTTCCACTTCTGCTCATAGAGGGAACGAGTACGGGCCAGCACCGGCTGGGCTGATTCTCGCATCACTTCGCGCAACACCTTTTTCTGGGTGACCAGATCGAGAGATGCCAGCTGCCGCTCCAGATCAGAAAACCCGTCCAGGTCGATGGTACTGATCATTGGTCAACCTCACAGAAGAGGATCAGCGTGCTGCGCTTGGCATCTGGCTGAACCAGTTTGACATTGACGGTGAGATCATCGCGCACCAGGAAAACCCTGTTGGCGGCGGTCACGCCGGAACGGTATCTCAGCTTGATGGTGTACTGCCCTGCAGCGACCTCTTTGCCAGCTCTCAACTGTTCACGGCCACCAATCATTCGGACATCCGCCCAGATAGGGCTCGACTCTTGCCACTGCCCCAGCGGCTGGCCAGCCGCATCTTGCCCTGACGCCTTGGTCAGGATGCGGATTTGATCTCGGTACTCACCAGCAGCCATAGAAACCTCCAATAAAAAACCCCGCCGAAGCGGGGTTTGTTTTGGTGACCGGTCAACTGTGGTGCCACCATATCCTAATCTTGTTGACTATCTGCCACGCCACACCGAGCAGCAGAACAGCCCCACCATATCCCAGACTTGAAAGTGTCCAGTCACTCCCCTTGGCATTGAGCCAAAGCGGTGTAAAAACTGTCATCGCCAAGCCCATGGCCATCAACAGATAAGCCCACAGCACCTGCTCTTTAAGCTGCTTGGACGTCTGCTGCGTGGTAGTCAGCCGGTCACCGGTGTCCACCACATCAGCCAACTGCATGACCGGCGACCCACAATGCGGGCAACTGGCCGCCTTGTCAGAAACCTTGCCATCGCATTCAGCGCAATCGATCAGAGCCATTATCCCTCCCATGTCAATCTCGGTAGGGTATATCCGAACAGGGCCACGATCCAGCCATCACGGGTCAGGCATAAGCTCAGGGAACAAGATCCGGTAAGGCCCCAGGGCGTGAGCATAGGCCATCGGCAACTCAGCCACGATAGTCCCTGTCACGATGGGCTCCCGGTATTCATAGAACTGGGCCGCCGACATCAGCACAGCCAGGCTAACCGCCGGATTACTGATACTGATCCCATAGGGGTCAGAACTTGGGATAGCTTCATTCTCGGCGTAGATGGTGCGGCCCATGTAGTTGGAGGCCGCCACCTCGGCGGCCCCCAGGTAGATAGCCAGCAGCTCGTCTTCATCCGTCATGCCCGCATCGAGGCGAAGCTGTTTTTTCAACAGCGAGATGTTGAGCAGTGCCATAGATTACGCCTTTTCAGTTTTCGCCTTTACCGGCTTTTCCTGTTTCTGTTCGGCCTCTGCGGCCTTGGCCTGCGCGGCGGCTTCATCTTCTGCCGCCTTGGATTGCGCCTCTGCCAGTGCAGCGGCCTCAGCCTGCTGCTGTTGCTCGCGGGCCTGATACTCGGCCAGCTGGCGTTTCAGTTCGGCCTCAGTGTCATAACGTGCGATCCCGAGCCGGACCAACTCATCCGCCTCTTCTTGGCTGTCAACGCTCAAAGAGTCGCCAACGTTGCCCCGCTTTTCACCAAACAGCGAGGTGAGCAAAATTACGTGCATGGGTTATCTCCATCCAGCCGGGAGCCTTGCCCCCGGCATGGATTATTAAGCTGCCTTGAGGGTCAGCGCCTTGACGGCTGCGGTATCTTCCAGCAGCGCATCGAAACGGTGGAACATCAGGAAGCCGACCAGACCAGCCTCGGCATATTTCTCATCCAGACGGCGCAGAGCCATCCCTTTGACGCGGCGGATCTGGAAGTAACTGAAATCACCATAGAGCACCGATTTCTTGCCAGCAGCCACATTAGGCATGCCCTGGTCGATCTGGTACTGGTCACCGTCAATGGTCGCCGGGGCGACACCGGCCACATCCGGCAGCCACAGCGGGCGACCGGTGCTGTCTTTAAGCTCCTTGAAGCCGAGCAGGGTGTTGTCGTTGAACACCCAGCGGGTGTTGCCTGCGCGATAGGCCGGATCCACCGAGTGCTTGAGCTTGAGCAGATCACCGTGGGTGATGGAACCCGCCACCGCAGAGGTCGCGCCACCGGTCAGCTGGTTGAGCAGACCATTGATGTTGTTGCCCTGGCCGTCACCATTCAGCAACTGCTTGGCCTCGCCACGACCGAGGCGAGAGCCGATTCGGCGGCCAATCATGCCTACGACATCCACACCAGAATCTTGCAGCAGCTCATCACTGATCTTGATGGTCTTGGATGTCATCTTCTTGGCACCGATCTGGATTTGACCAAAATCCATATCCTTATCGCCGCCCTCTTCTGTCTCGCCGATCATGACGCCTTCATCCAAGGTGCCGTCAGTGGTAACCCAAGTGATTGGGTTGCCGCCATCGGTCTCGAACACGGTAGAGATGTTGGCCACGCCGCCGAAGGCTTTCATAGCTTCTACAACACGGTTACGGAATTCGGAGGGCACAGTAAAGCCGCCCTTGGTGTCAACGTTGGTAGCCTGGGCGCGCATCTCCTTGAACAGCGCTCGCTCTTCGCTGGAGAGAGCCTGGTAGCCACCGCGCAGCATGCTTTCCAGCACCTTCATCTGGCGGGCTTCGGCAACACTGGTGTCAAGGTCAATGCCTGATCGGCGCTCAGGCTCGTTGTTGACCTTGTCTGAGTCCAGGTTGAGCAGTCGCTCTTCGCGGGCGATCTGGGCGTCCAGCTCGTCCAGCTCCTTGAGCGCGTCGCCCCACTGCTTGGTGGCGGCCTCATCCCAGCGCTTCTCGCTGTAGTCATCGTTCAGCTTGCGCATCTGACCGGCGATGGTGCTGCGCTTCTGCTTAAGTTCGTGCAATTTCATGGGCATATGCTCCGTTATGGCAATAAAAAACCCGCCGAAGCGGGTCAGGTTTTACAGCACCATCAGGCGCCGATCAGGTGTAAATGTCGTTCGCGCTGCTCGCGGGCCTCGTCTTCTTGGGTGCGAGTCTCTTTGTTCTTGAACTCCTGCATGGAACGAGAGGCAGCGGAGGCGTCAGGGTAGGCAGGGAAGGCCACCGGTCCCACATCGTAGAGGCGGGCGAACTTGGTGATCTCTCGCGTCAGTAACCCATCGTCATCGTAAAACCAACGTTCGCCATCGTGGGCCACCTTGAACTGGAATGAGCTAGCGTCGATGTCGCCGCGCTGCATCGGGGCCAGCACCAGATCTTGCACCGTCTGCGTGGCGGGAGCGTCAATCTCGTATTGCAACCCATCATCATCGACTGACAAGCGCAAGGTGCCGCTCTTGGTGCGCCCCAGCACAAAGTTGGGGTCATGGTTGAACAGACCGCGTACATCGTCCTGCATCACCCCATCAAAGGCGCCAGGCTTGATGATTTCGCGAAAGCCGCCGAGGTTTTCACTCAAGCGGTTAAACACCGCTGCGTGGCCGATAATCTTCGGGCCTTTCCCGTCAGCGCCGGGGTCAGCTCGCACTTCACAGCGAAAGAAGCGGCGTTCGCTATCATTCGGCATTGGTCACCTCATCATCTTGTTGTTTGTCTTTCTGCTGGCCGGCGGCATTGACTGAGATCAGGAACTCATCGAGCCCATCAACCCGGTTCATGTCCTCCAGCACACGGACCTCGTTGCGGTTCATCCATCCATCTGTGATGGCGTAGTGGTAGAACTCGGCCCGCTCTTTGGCGGTGCCGCGCAGCAGTCCGGCCAGGTTGAACTTGACGTAGTAACCGGCCCGCAGCTCTGCCTCGGTGAACACCTTGCGGTTGATCTCCTGCTCCCAGCGCACCACCCATGGCATCACGCTATGGCGGACGAAGTGGATCGCCTGCTCGCTGATGTTGGAGAAGGTGGCCTTGTCCAGGTCGTTGATCATGTGGCTTGGTACGTTGTAGATCCCAGCGATCTCGCTGCGGTTCATCTTCTGCGTTTCGAGAAACTGCGCCTCTTCCGGCGGGATGGTGATCGCCTTGTAATCCAGCTCACCGGTCAGCAAGGCCGTTCTGCCGCTCCCCCTTCCTATGCCCCCTGCTTGCCAAGCTTTTTTCAGGTTCTCTCGATGCGTCTTCCCTGGGTCTGCCCCCATATTCGGCGTCTTGTCGATCAGGATGCCGGACGGGCGCCCACCACCCCCAAAGAACTGGGAGCCATATTTCTTGGTGGCCAGCCCAAGGCCAATGGTCTCGGCGTGATAGCGAATAGGGCTGGCGCCCCACAACTTGTCGGCGCCAAAGCCTTTGATGTGTACAGCGTCATAGATGGGCAGGGCAAACCAGCGATGCTCCTGATCATCGTATGCCGGGTAGTACCACCCAGACTGACCGCGCTGCGGCTTGCCGATATGATCAGGTTCAAACAGCGACAGCTCGGAAAGCTGGCCCGTGCGGCGATCACGGATCAGGCGCGTCACAGCATTGCCGTGTGCCAGCGCCACTTGTTGCGACTGTTCCCGCCAGTCATAGCTGCTCTGGAACAGATTGGGCGATGCCGACAGCAGGTAATGGGCTGGATGGTCGGTGCCAGGCACCACGTCATCACCACTCTTTTTCAGCACATGGAGCGGCATCTGGGCCATGCTGCTGGCCAGCCGGTGAATACAGGAGTACACCGCTGCCAGCCTCATCGAGCTGGCAGGCGTCACCGAAACGCCGCTCTCTGTTGTAGCACCAAGGCCAAACCATTCAGCGAGACCAGGATCAGATGAGCTGATGGTTTCACTGCGGGCCTCAGCCCCGAACAGCAGACTGAACATCGCGGCCCCCTTGTTGCTTGAGCTTTACCAGTACCAAGACAGTCAGCAAAACCAGACCGACCAACAGCCCACCCGCCAGCAGCAGGGCAGGGCCCAAGCCATACATCAGGTAAGTGCCGCCGCTCATCAGCAGGACGCCGAGCAGCAGGGCCGCATCAATCAAGTACCGCGTCCATTGGGTCATAATCATCTTCCGAGTAGGGGCTGCTGAATGCGCCCTTGTTGAGCATGGCGCGGCCGATAGCCATGATGGCCGCCATTGCGCCGTCGATTTTGTTGTCCTTGCCCTCCTTGCGGGGGAACACGTTCTCGTTTGCATCTTCACGCGCCGTCACGTTGCCGATCATCCAGTTCATCACCGGGTTATCGTCATGGTGCAGACGGCCAGCGGCCAGGGCAGACTCCATCTCCTTCATCGGCGGCGATAGGTGCGCCGTGGTCTGGGGGATCGCCACAGGCATCCAACCAGCCGTTGCCAGTTGCTGCGCCAGCTGGGCACTGTTCCACGGATCGTGCGGTATCTCGCGAGGGGAATAGGTGCTGGCCAAGGTGGCCACCTCCTCCCCGATCTCGCCGAAATCAATTTCTGCGCCATCCGTGGGCGTCAGTGCCATCCCGCCGGAATTGGGCCACACCGTAGAGATCCACTCCTGGTACTTCGCCGCGTTGCGGTTGTCGGGGTCGTTGGTGGTGTCCTCTGGCAACCAGTGGCGGGTGAACAGGTAGTAATGCAGCAGGCCGTCCGCCTCATAGCGAGCAAAGCAGATCGCCAGTGAGCAGACGTCCAGCTTGCTGGCCAGGTCGAGGGCGAACCAGCAGGGGCAGCCAATGAAGTCCTCAATCTTCAATGACGGATTGGCGGCACTGCGCCAATGGTCATAGTTGAAGAAGGTGGAGCTGGCGGTGGTCCACTTGTTGAGGTGCTTGATCAGGTACTTGGTCAGGTGCCGCGCGTTGCGTTTGGCCCGCATCAGCTGAGCAAGTAGGTAGTCCTCAAACACCGACACCCCATAGTTGGGGTTGGCCTTGCGCAGGCTGGCCGGGTCAAAGATGTCGTCATCATCGTCAATGGTGTAGATCAGCGCGAACAGCTCCTCATCCGGTTCTGCACCACTGAGCATCTTGACGCACTCATCCCAGAACTGTTTGCAGGGACCAGCCGGGTTAACCCCGGCGGTACTGATCACCAGCATCATGGGCTGCTCACGGGAGCCCATGCCGGTGTCCATGGTGTCATACAGATCGGGCGTGTCGTGTTCGTGGAACTCATCAATGATCGCCAGGTGCGGGCTTGAGCCGTCCCCAGGGTTACCGATCACCGGCTCATAAACAGAGCCATCTTGGCGCAGCATCTTCTTAGCGCAGACCTGAATGCCAAAATGGCGGCGCAGGTTCGGCAGCTGGGCCGCGATCTGCATCGCGGGCTTGAACACTTCCCAAGCCTGCTTTTCCGTTGTGGCCCCGCAGTACACCTCCGCGCCCGGCTCATCATCAGCGGCGAACATGTAAAGGCCATTGCCAGCAGCAACGATGGACTTGCCATTCTTGCGAGGCACGAACAGGGCCGCCCGCCTGAACCGGCGCAGGCCATCCTTCTTGCGCACCCAGCCATACACACAGGAATGGAAGAACAGCTGCCAGGGCTCGTACTTGATCCGGCGCTGAGCCAGCGGCAGACGCCGCCACTTTCCCTTAGTGTGGGTAAGCAGTTGCAGGAACTTGCAGGCCCGCTCCGCTTTGGCAGCATCGAACCGATATGGGTAGTCCTTCTCTTTGGACTTCTCCAGATCATCCAGGTGACGCTGACACGCTTGCTGAATGTACTTGCAGGCGATGACCCGACCCGCCACTACGTCGCGGGCGTACTTGTTCGCGGCGTTGACGCTCGGGTTCTTGGCCATCAGAAATCCTTGAACTCATGACCGCCATCACCATCCCCGCCACCTCCACCGCCGCCCATCAAGCGGCGATAGCTGGTTGGGTCAAGGCCGAGCAGTGAACCAATCCTGACCATGGACGAGATCGCATCCTGTCGAACCGCAACCGCTGGGTGCTTCTTTATCCCCTCGGCAGTAGTGGCGGTGATGCCGTCATCCAGCACCATCTTCTCGGCCTTGAGGTACAGGCCGAACGAGTTGCAGTAAGCCAGCACCAGTGGCAGGTGATCTTCTGTGAGCTGCTGGCGTCCGATAAGAATCTTGACCGTGCTACGCCAAAGCAAACGAGCCTCGGCATAATGCAACTCAGGGGGAGCGGGCGGCGCCCGCTTGATGACTTGATTGGATGGCGCAGCAGGCAGATCGCCGCCAGACTTGCGGCCACCCCCGGCGGCTCTTGTGGCCATGTGGAACACTCCAATCATTAAACCGTGACAGCCATGACGAATGTCACACCTGTCACGCCAAAGGATCCCAATTTCAGGAAATTTCCCTTATTTCTCGCTCGTGTAAAAAACTCTTGGCGGCGGTACTAAGGGGCTTGAGGCGGTAGGGATTTGACCACCCCCGCCCCGCCTGACCCGCGCCGCGACTGGATCTCGGCGGCCTTTTTGGATCTCTTGAGGATCTCGCCGAAAGGGTGCCTGGGGAGGGCTGTTTTCTGGGTTGGCGTTCAGTTTCACGCCAGTTCACCGCCAGTTCACCGCCGGTTCAGCCGCTCGTTCGCGGTCTTAACCTTGTGGTGAGCGGTACAAATGGACGCCAAGTTGCTCGGGTCATCCGTGCCGCCGTGCGCCTTTGGCACCACATGGTCAACAATGTTCGCGGGGGTGTATGTCCCC